AGGCAGGCCAGCCACCTTCTTGACGTAAGCGGACATGTCCCGGAGGACGCTCGCGTCCGTGAGCTTGAAGATGCTCACCTTTGCATCGAAGAACACATTCTGGTCAGCTACCATTGTCGTACTCCTTTAGTAAGTCTCCATCTGCTCCAGCAGAATGGGCATTATCTTCCCCTGAAGGAAGGGCTGCGTATTCATCGGCTCGGTGTTGGCCATTGGCCCCACCAGCTTGACGTTGTATCCCATGCTCGCCTCGCCGGAGTTGAGCATCTCGATGATGCCGAGCGCATGCCGCTCCAGCTTCCGCCACCTGTTCTCCACGTTGTCGTCGCCTACGAACACGACGATGCTTATGGCGTTCGATATGTGCAGGATTCCGTGGCCCTGCGACTTGGGCGTCCAGTCGGCCCCGTGTATCACCACGGACGGAGACTCAGGCGTCGACAGCGGCATGTTACCGAGGTAGTATGCCTTCGGCACCTCCACGAGCGTGTCGCCGTACCTGGCATTCAGGGCCGCGACCTTGGCCGCGTAGTTCGCCTGCAGGTATGTCGACAGAGCATTGATAGCGCCCTCCAAAAGATTCAGCGTCATAGCAGCCTCGCCTCCCTCGCCTTGTCGTATACGTAATTCTGTATCATCTTCATCCAGCTCATCTTGTCGTCTTCTGTGAGCACGACCACCGGCCTGGCGGGCAGGTCGGTCTGAGGGCTGCCGTGCTGGTGTATCCCGGCCTTGAACGTCGACGGGTACATCTTCAACTGCATAGGCTCCGACTCGACGACCATGCCAGTGCCGACCGCGAGCTGGGACCACATCTCCATCGTCAGCTGGAGCAGCGGCATTCTCGGGAAGTGCTTCTGCTTCCAGGCGTCATAAGTCGGCGACAGGGGTGCCCAAGGCGTCCCGCCCCGGCCGCCCTCGCTGCCGAACTGCTCGCCCTCTATCCGCACGAAGTCCTGGCGTATCTGGTCCCACACCGGCCTGAAGTCAGATATGCCCTCGCCGAACCGGCTCAAGGCGCGGGCCAGGACCACGTCTCCCAGGATGGTGAACGTCACTACCAGCATATCGGCCTCTCACCTGCGGTCCGGCGGGCCACAGCGCCGACCAGGCGCACCAAGACGAGAATCCTGGCACTCCCGGCCTTCCACGAGTATAACCATACCCTCGAGCAAACGGCCAATAGGAGCATCACCACAGCATGCGCCGGAGGCACCAGAACGCGATTCCTGACTTTCCATATTGGCATTCAGAACTCCTTGTTCTTCCCGAACTTGCTCCTCGACCACGACTGGTCGTCCTCGCCAGGCTCCGTCTCGTTTCCGTAGTTCTGCTCGAGGAAGCTGAACGGCAAAGGCCCGTCTTCGACGCCAGTCGGGAGGCTGCCCTCCCTGAGGAACTTCAGCCCATCCTGGTACTGCTTCCAGTGCAGGGCGCCGGCTGCGACGCCGCCCATGAGTCCCTGAGATTCGGGGAACATCGCCCGTTCGGCCAATGCTGCCGCGCCTACGGCGTTGAGCTGCTCAAGGAACTCTACGAACGCGGCGGGCACAGCCACCGGCGTGGTGAGTCCCCTTCCCTGCAGCACAGTGTCAATCTCGCCGGCTATCTTCGAAATGAACTCAGTCACCTGTATGATGGTCGGAGTCGATGTCGCGCTGTACGTCCTCTTGGGGTTGAACCCCTGGACGTCCGTCATTGTGCAGTAGCTCACGTGTCCCTCCTTACCCGGCCAAGAGCTCTATGCCCTTGAATGTCGCCGGTCCTTTTGGTTTCCTGATGAACCTTATCCCGTATGTCGCCAGCGGCGGGAACTGCAGGTGGCCCTCGACCACCAGCTCCGTGCCGTCGGCAAAGAACACCTTCGTGGCCGTCACCGCCGCGCCGTTGTAGATGTGACTGTACGCCACCACCCTGCCCTCAATGGTCTCCTCTTCGCCTGCCATAATGTGCCTCCTATCCCGCGACTAGCTTGATGCCCTTGAGCCTGTGCGGCATCACAGTCTTGTCGTAACGAATCTCGAACGTGCCCCTCTGCAGGGCTATGTAAATGACGCCAGCCACAGTCAGCTCTGCCCCGTCGGCGAAGTACAGCGTGGTCGTCTTCATTATGCCCCCGTCAGGGTCGTGTCTGAACGCCACTATCCTTCCGTCTATCTTGGCCATTGCCCTCCTCCTTCAGGTTTCCGGGAACGGGAGGAACCTTTGACAGCTCCTCCCGCTAATCGCAAGCCTGAAAGCCTCAGCTCCCTAGCTGTTGATTATCTTGATGGCGGTGCGCGGGTCGCCATAGCCGGTCACGAACCGGTCGTCCACCCCGTAGTAGAACTCGTTCTGCATGAACACGTTGGAGTCGTCGGGCTTGTCCATGCTCACGAACTCCACGTCCTTGCGGAGCTGGAATATGAGCGGCTTGACTTCGATGCCCTTCGTGCAGAGCATGTACCAGTTGTCCGTGTCGAGGTCAATCCATGGCGTCGGGAACACGCGCTCTGGCAGGATGACGCGGGCTTCTGGCCTGGTCACACCGGACACAGCCGGGTTGAGAGCCGCGAGGATGGGTATGTACATGTCGGGCGGGCAGACGACGCAGTCGGGCACGAGGCCCATCGGGACGCCGTTGTCGTCCTTGTACTTCTGCATGGTCGAGTAGCCCAGGGCGATGCCGGCCAGAATCTCGGTCGCGCTGTCCGAATAGTTGCCGGTCTTCAGGTTGTCGATGGTGCCGCTGCTGCCGATGGTGCGGTTGGTCTTAAAGAAGGCCGAACCGTCATAGGCGAGCAATGTCTGCCCGTCGTCCAGCTGGCTCAGAACCATCTGGTTGAAGTGGCGGACGGCACGTCTCGCGAGGCCCTGGATGCGGGGCGGGATGAGGCCGTACTTGTCGTCATCGTAGGTGTCGCGGTTGATGGCGATGGTCCCCTCATAGTGCTTGTTGGTCAGGGTGTAGTCGTAGGGCTTGGGGGCATTGAGTACCCTCTTGTCCTTCCACTCCGACATCTGCGGGTTGCTGCCCAGCCACCCGTAGCTTTCCTTGTCGGAGGAGCTCTGGAACTTGGTCGCTATTTCCTGGTACAGGGGCTTCTCGGCGAACGCCTCGTCAAGCGACTGCTTGAAGATGGCCCGGTAGTTCGTCATCAACCCTGCCAGGAAGTCACTCGTTACTAGACTCATTTGAATATCTCCTTATGTGTATTTTATCGGGCTGCAGCCTACGTCGGGTCAGGCCACGGCGTGAGAATGAATCGCTCGTAGACGCCCATGTACATGCGCTCCAACTCGTGGGCCTCGTCCAGCATCGCGAGGTTGCGGATAATCATGTCCCTGGCCTCCGGTCCGAACTCCAGCTCCTTCTCCACCTGCAGAAGCTTCCCGTCCTTGCCTACGGTGTCCCAGAGTATCTGGTTTCCCTCGGTTCGGAGGTTGAAGTTGGCCCTGTCTGCCTTGCTCAGCATGTCTTCGCAAAGCTTCTCCGCCAGCTTCTGCTCGGCGTAACTGCCCCTGCCTTGTTGGAGCAGTGTCACGAGCGCAATCCTGTCGGGCATCCCGAACTTGAACTTCCATGTCTTCCCCATCGTAGTTGCCTCCTATCTGTTGTTGTCTAGCTCTGTGCCCCATAGACGCGGACATACACCACTCCGACCCCTCCGGCAATATCCGCGAGCGGAATGTCGCCGAGTTTGGTGCTGTTGGCCGTTGCATTGGCCACATATCCGACAGAGCCACTGTTACCCGCCGCAATGAGGGCGGTGATGGTCTTGGTCGTGTTGAGTCTCCAGCAATGGAGGCTCGCGGGAGTGTTGGTCAGGACAGCCTGGTGCTGGCCACCGAAGACTACCCTGGCATTGGTCATGACCGCGGCGCCTGAGTAGACGCCACCCTCAAACGGGACCAGTATGTGACCGGCGGCTGGGACACCTGCGTCATCGACGTTTATCCAGGAGCCTCTGCCATACACGTGTCCGGTAGTCGCCCCGTTGATGTGTGTCTCGCCGTAGTCTACGGCGCCGGACTCGTCATGAAGACTGATGGCCAACAGTCTGGCGGGAGTATTGTCCAGTGTGACGCCTCTTTGGCCTATGTCTACCCAGCCTGATGTCGTGCTGACGAACTCGACCAGACGACCGACGCACATGAACGCGCTGGAACTGTCATCGAACTCGCCGTCATGAGCAGCGTACATCAACTTGCCGACCATTGCCTGAGTGATGCTGGTGGCTGGCAGTTTGAACACGCCCTCGGTATGGACACGGCAATTGAGTGCGCCCTGAGTAGTGCCCAAGACATTCTCGTACGCCACGCCCACAAACGTGTAGCCGACAGTATCGGCCGCTGGAATCAGGTAGCCTGATGTGTTCAGACACACAAGCCCGCCCTTGTATATCTGGGTGGTCGCTTCCACCGGGTAGCTCTGCAGTCCGCTCTCCTTGCGGGGAATCTGGGCGTCTGCGGAGAGAGCCATCGGAATGCCGAACGCCACGAGAATCATCATCGTGACTGCCACGGCAATTCTGTACATTCTGCCTTTCATGGTTGTGTCTCTCCTTTACTTTCGTTAGACTTGCCGGGGCTATTTGCCCTTGCGTGCCTCGGCGTCACGCTTCTTTTGGGCAATCAGCGCGTCCTTGCCGACGCCAAGCTTCTCGCCCAGCTTGGTCTCAGTCTCGGTGAGCTGGACCGCGTCCTCGTTCGACTCGACGCCCTTGATGGCTCCGTCGGGGCCAATCTTCGGGGCTGACGCGAGGAACGCCTTGAACCCGTCTGGGTCCTTTGCCCGCATGGACTTCGCCCACTCCGCCTGCTTCGGCAGAATGTGCCCGTCCTTGAGGGCCTTGTCGACGTCCACCTGGACGTCATGCGCAAGCAGCTTCCCGTTGGCGGCGGCCAGGTCCGTTTCGGCCTTAGTCGCCCGCTGGGTCAGCTCCTGCGTCTGGGTCTCGGATGCCGTCTTGGCAGTCGCCGTGGCATCCACCTTGGACTTCATGTCCTTGATGTACGCCAGGACGTCAGCCTTGTCGTCGAGACCGAGCAGTTCTCTAATCTGCTTCTCCAAGTCGGTTACCTCCTGTGCCTTATTTGTGTCCTCTTGACCCGCCTCTCCGACCCCTGCCGTCTTGGCAGCGTCCTCGAGTTCCTTCCTCGCCTGCGCCTTGGCCTCTGGCGATAACGATGTCTGGTCCAGACGGGCCAGAGCATTCCTCAGGTGCGCCAGGTTGAGAGAGCCGTCCGCGTTCCTGTAAGGCAGGTGCCTCAACGTCCTCGGAACGGTCTTCCCCTGCGCGTCCTTCTCGCCTCCGCCTTCCACATATGCGAAGCTCTTGTCAGGCAGGTCGTCAATGTACTTCGTGTCCCACTCCGCGAGCATCATGTCCTCGCTGAGCATTATCGGCTGCATGCCCTCGATGAACGGCCTGTTGGTCAGCGCCATCGAGAGGAGCGTCGGGCCGATGTCCCTGCCGCTCTCCTTGTCCTTGTAGTGCATGTGCCACTCGGGGCTGATGTACCTGTACTCGTTGGCCTTAATCATCCCCGCCGCCTTGCCGGTCCAGCTGACCTTGGCGAGCAGCTCCCCAGCCTTCCGTATCAGGCCCTTCACCCATCCGGCTGCAGGCGCTATCTGGTTGCCTATGGCGCTCATGTGCTCGTAGTCCACGACCAGCTCGGTCGGCGTCTTCGGCCTGCTGGCCTTGAAGTTGGCCTCCATGCAGTCCAGGTCAGCGTCAGTTATGACGAATGTCCCGTACAGCGGGTGCTTGAACTTGCCGGTGCGGAACACCTGGACGACTGACTCGTTTGTCTCGTCCGGCGGCTCGACACCAACAAGGGAAAGCCAGCGCAGCGTCTGGTCGTCAGACGCCTTGCGGACCCACTCCTCGCCCTGCTTCTCGTACGAGCTCTTGACCGCGCCCCAGCCGGCAATCCTCGCCTGCTCCTCGTCCTTGGTCTTGTCTAGCGTGCTGTTGAACACTTCGACGAATATCCTCTGGGCGCCTTCGGGCAACCCCTTGATGTAGTCAGGGATGCTGTCGGGCACGCTGTACCTTGCTACCATTGTCTTCATAATCACACCTCCTGTGCGAACGTAAATACCCATATGCAGCGGCAGTGGTCCCTGCCTTCGCAGTCGTCATACGGCGGCTCGTTCATTGGCTCCTCGCCTGGCGCCCAACTCGTGCCGTCCTTTGACCTGCAGTAGTCGCAAGTGTTGTCGTCCATCAGGGCGCTTGACGTGACCTCCCTGACGTTCATCAGCTTGGCCTGCTCGTCCCTCCCGAGGTTCAGCGCCTCAGTGGCGCTCTGCCTGGCGATGCTCCTGAGCGCCTGGTCGGACAGGTCCTCTATCGTCGCGGTCAGCTCGCCCTTGACGAGCTGCCCCTCGCGCATCTGCCTCAACGCCTCCCAAGCCAGAGCTGCCCTCAGCCGGTTGGCCAAGATGTTCGCTATGGCGAGCGACCTGACGCGGATGAAGGCCGTCGGGTCGGGCGGGTTAGGCAAATCGCCTGCCTTGTTCGTGACGCCCTGCCGTTTCGCCTCCTGCTTCACCTGGTCGGCGCCGTAGTCCACCAGGCCGGCGAGCATGCCCTGAATCGCGTCAGCGACCTGTGTCCTGAACGGCATCTCGACTTCCGTCATCTTCTCGTAGTCGCCCTTCTGTATGAGGGCGGATATGTTCTTGACTATCGCCGCGGCCTGCCTCTTCTGGATGGGCATGACCGCCTTGACGAACTGGTCCTCGAACGAGTCGAGTTCCTTCTTGATGTCAGTGAACGCCACCGACTTCTCGACACCTGCCGGCGCCCTCCAGAACTCTGTGGCCTTCAGAGGCTTCGTCTCGCTGGGCGGAGGCTGTGCCGGGTTGAGTATCTTGCAGGCGTTGACCATCGTCTGCGCCTTGTCCCTGTCGATGCCAACGGCTACCAGCAGTTCCAGCGCAACCTCAGACGGGATGCTCTTG